GATATATATAATATTACTATTTATAATACAAGAAATATGTCATGTTTCATATGCCTATCTAATATTTTTTATATATATATTTTAATATTCTATAAATATAAGTATATAACGAGTGATATAAATGGGTTTTTCAACCAAGCATTTATTTAGTATTATATTAATTATTTCTGTTATATTTATATTATTTTCACGTAGTCCTGTATACAAGATGATATCTGGCGAGGGTGGAGGAGTATTTGGCATGGGTCGACTGGTTGAAGGAATGACAAGCAGTGAAGCCGCTAGTCTTGGAATAACTGGTGACGGATCTGATAGTAACCCTTATATGATTCGAGAGAAACTTATTGTTCGCCCGTCTGACACACTATGGAAGGAAAAGATTCAAAATGATGACAAAAATGAAATAGGAATTCAACCATGGGGCATTGATAACCAATTTAAGACAATTGGTCTACCACATTATATAGGTGACCAGTATCGATACTTTGCCGAGTGGTGGTTAGCAAAATATAACCCTAACGCAACTCCAAATATATCCTTTGGGGCAAATGTGAGAGGACAAATCCATTATAATAGTGCATCTGATTATGGGTTGTATACATTTAGAATCACAAAAAAAAATGATGATGGAAGCATTGATTATTCCGGGTTATTTAATAATCGTGGATGGGGGTGGACATCTGCGCCATTATCGCCGGCGCCTACACCTGTGTCATCACAACAATCTATAACTCCTTTTTTTAAAGTAGAAGATGCAGCAGGTATTAAACAAGGAAAATATAATAATATTTCTTTTAATACTTTTGGGTTAAATAGTAGTTTAAGTAACTGGACTATAACAATTATACTCTCAGCAATGTATAATTCATCAAAGTGGCAAGGTATTATTGGGAATATCTATAATTCACAAATTCCAGGACATAAAGACGGATGGGGATTCTGGATCAGTCCTTCTAAGTACCTTCATTTTAGAATTAGTGACACGTGGGCACAGGATTTTACAAGTTTAGGCCAAATACTTGAAAAGACACCTTATAAAATTATAATTAGTTTTAATAATAATGAATATAAAATTAAATTAATTAGAATGACTGATGATATCAGTGATAATGCTAGTAATATAGTTAATATTAGTAATAAACCTAAATTAACAACCGATAAAGGAAATATATGTTTGGGTGGAGGATGGGAGAATTTAAGAACAGCTGAATTATTTGATGGAAATATTACATATGTTGATTTTATGTCACCTAGTTTACAGCTGCCTGCATCTGCATCTGCGCCTTCTTTGAGTCGTACCATTCCCAACCCTACTTCGGATGCACTTGCTGGGTTTAAAAATAAAAAATGTAACAATGATTCAACGTATGATGGAAATTGTTATCCCGTATGTGTTCCTATACAGGGTGGTAAAGTTGTAGGACCGCCCACCAAAGTATATGGCGGTAAGGATACTGCAGATGGTCCTGATAGATTGCCTTTTGATATGGGAACTGCGAATTACTTTTATGAGAGGCCTATGGGGGGTTCGGATTCTGGTGGCGAATATTACCCAATAACCAATGCAAAATATTCGCGTATACTATATGGAACAGACACAGATTGCACACAGAATTATGCTTGTTCTCCAACCGGGCGTAGTAATGGTAAGTCTGCGCAATGTATCCCACCTCCTCTTCCTCCGCGCCCCGCCCCTCGGCCTGGAGGCGGGCCATGCGACCCATCGTGTAGAAAGGTGAAAGACCCGCGTCTTGCAAAGGGTGCATGCAAACTAGATAAAAGTATTGATAAGATAGTATGTCCAGCGTGCCCTTTAGTTGATGGCGAAATAAATTGTAATAACTATATGGCAACGTGTTCTGGATGTGGTTCTCATTTAACTGCATATATTGATCCGGATAAAACCTATCCAAGCCCTCAGCCAAAAGAAAAACCATTTACGCCAACTGAATGCGAGAAAAATTGCGAGAAACCTGGAGTGCAGATATTTCAAAATTATTTGAATACTTTCCGTGATGGTTCTGGGTTTGATGATGGAAGTTGCCAAGTTATCGGGCGAAATATGGTGAAATGCCGTTCGGTAAGAAGAGGAGTTGGAATGGGTGCGGGTGCGGGTGCGGGTGCGGGTGCAAACGGAGGCATGAAACCTATTCCTTCTCCGGATGAGTGTGTACTATGCGATGAAGAAAAATTGCAAGGGTATGCGGAATTTGATAGAAAATTGGATAATTATGCCAATCAAAATGACTATGTAAATATCAGACTGATTGACAAACCGGATAGTAGACGTGGCGCATCATACGGACCAAGTGAGGACGATGGCAGGCGCGGCGGCGGCGGCGGCGGCGGTAGCGTTAGAAAACGCAGTGGAAGCGGTAACGAAAACTGGCAAAAATGGGATGGGAGTGGTGGAGGTGGAGGTGGTAATGACAGCGCAAATGGTGCAGGATGGAGGGGCAAACAAACTGGTGGGTGGTTTCAGTCTATTAGTGATGTAAAGAATAAATCATTTCAAGTTGCGACGGCAAATGCGAAATCGAGTCAACAACAAGCTTATATCGAATCACTAAAACTTGAATTAAATAAATTAAATGATGAATATACCACACAAAAAGTCGCAGTAAATAAGATGAAAATGGATATAGAGAAACAAGTAAACTCTTGCCAGATTGCTAAGAGTAAACTAAATTACGCGATGAGCAGCAGCGTTTCGGACGATATGAACAAAAATGCGGCGATTACTTTGAAGGAGAAAATAGATGCAAATACAAAGTATGGCAATCGTATGATGCTTGAACAAGGTGTAAAATCGGCGTGCGATAACGCGAATCAAATGAATAACACGCATAACATTGCGATGAAACAACTTGGCGATATCGATAAGAAGAGACAAGTGCTTATTGAGAAATTAGTGATTGCGATGAATTCGGCGACAGATAGCAAGACCACGATTAATATTAACTTCGGGGGCGTCGGAGGGATGGGTGACTGCAGCGGTCGACTTGGATGTGGAACTGGAATCGAGTATAGTAATATGTATACAACTGACTTTTTCAAACCCCAACGCATCGATGATATGATTAACTATAGTAATATTCCTATGCCGTATCAAGATATTATCTCATTCTGATGATGAGGATGAGGATGATGATGATGATGATGATGATGAGGATGGTGAATTCGATATAAATAACACATAAAATTGAAACTATAATTCGATAATAACTATATGTAAACTTGTTAGAACAAAACAACTTTACATGCAAGGGCCAAGACAAATTCAAAAACAAAGATTCGAAGGTGAAGGCGAGCGCGCGGGTGTAGACATAGGTGAAGAGAAATTTGAAGAGAAATTTAAATATAGCGATCTTGAATATGAACGGCATCGTAGCCGATGTCTTGATCAGATATGGGCGGAAAAAGTTTTAATTGTGGTTGGTGTTTCTATTTTATTATTTGGAATTGTGTTTTTGTATGTAGACACAAGTCCGATACAGGATATACTAATGAAAATATTTGATTTCATGATGTCATATATAAACTTTTCCAAGAAAGTGCTGCATGACGTGGTTTCATTTATTATCGGGATATTATTCGTGGGGGTGTTTATACTCACAACCATTGGTGTTATTTTATTGTCCTTTATCCCGTTTCTTGCTATTACATTCGTATTTATCAATATTTAGTGAATGTGTTGTGTTGCATGAAATCATAAACGATAACGATAACGATAGCGATAAATTATTTCTATAGTATTATAGTATAGATAGAACTATGGTAAAAAAAAGCGGGATACACTTTCATATTTTTTTACATGCTCTTCGAACTGCGATAATATTTGTTGCAGGTTTTATCATTTATGAAAAACTAATTGATTTAGAAAAAGAATGGAATAAAAAAGAACCTTCACGACGTATACATAATGTTAGTAAACGAAAAAGTATTAAGTTTTTATTGGTTTTAACTATTGATATGATTTTATTGTATATACTATTTTTTATATTTAAAATCGAGATTTAGTTACCTTGTTGTCATAAAGTGGTAAATCACTTGCCCGTTGTCTTCCCAATAATTTGGATCAAGGCTTGCGCCGATTTTGAGGGATGTCGTTGACTGGTAGTTCTTCGACACGCGTTCAAGGTTCGTATTCGCGTAGTTGAACAGCTCGCGAATTTCGTCCATGATAGTGAAGTCGTTGTTGTCGTAGATGTAGTTTGGAATTTGCGCAATCGTTGCACGAGATGCTCTCAAGTGTTCCGCGAAACGAAATATAATATCCGTCGACGTATTCAGAACCATGGTGAGGATATTTTGAATGTCGCGTGACTTTTGCATCCTTTTGTCCGAGCGCTGCAATGCCGCGGCGAAATCCTTCTCTGATATTTCGCCGAGGAGGTATTTCACACCGAGTTCTTCATTGTATCGCAATGGATCGACGCGATGTTGCGGAAGCGTAACTTGGCGTATTTCGATAATGAGGCGACAGATTTCGCGAAACTGGAGTTTGCGGAATAGTATCTGGCGGTAGCAGTTCATCTTTTGGGTATTTGCACGGACGGCGACTTCGCCTGCACCTGTTCCTGTAGCTGTAGCCGTATTTGTTGTCCATAGTATTCTACCTACATTCTTAATGCAGTCATCATAGAATTTTTCCCAACGCGTTTGTGAACTGATAGTAATATTCCCATACATGTCTCTGTTTGTATTTCTCCACATCACTACCATCCGCGATATATCTTCGCGCGGGAATAGGTCCATCGTTATCGTATGCGTTGTCGCGTGATCCACTTCGCGTCCGCATAAAATATCGCCTAGAACACGAGGTGCCTGGCCGCCATTCCGCTGACGCTGAAACTCGAAATAGTGCGGATTATGAATAATCGTCTCGATGCGCCCGGTTACCCAATCAAATGCGCAATCGTTGCAAGCCGTGCAAAACATCTGGTTGCATCCGCTGATTTTGAATACGCGCGCGCCGCATTTGGGACAGGGGCGTGTTTCCGCATCGATGAGTTTTGCAGATGCGAGATTGTCCGGGTTGCATTCGTGGGGCGTGTCGTGGGTCGCGCCCTTTATTTCGTGGCAATCCTTGCACGCCCACATGTTGCAAAGATTGCACTTCCACTGCGTGCTGAGAAATCCGCGGCAGTTGCTTGCGGCGTTGGGACAGGGACGAATAAATGCTGCAGCATGAGGGGCTGAGGCCGAGGCTGATGCGTTGTTGCGCAGATTTGCATCAGCAGCTGGTCCCATACGGATTCGATAATCAATATTGCCGATTTCGCGCTGGCACTGGTATTGTTTTGCACGAATTTCGTTCATTTGTTTCAAAAGTTCTTCATTTTCGCGCTTGAGAACGTCTTTGCGCCGAACCATTTCAGCTACGGGTTGACGCGTGGGGAGCAGTGCACGCTCTCTTTGTAATATGATTTGTTCGCGGTGTTTCTTCCAGTCTTGTGTGACAAACTTTTGCGTGAAATTCTCGACAAGGAATTCGCGTTGTAACTCTTTATGGCAGTTCATGCAATTCGGGATTGTATTTGTAGCGTCAAGTATAAACGTGGAATGACACTGGCGACAGGCTTCGAAGTCACATGATGTGCACTTGATAGGCATACGATTTGACTTGTTGTATTTATCAAAACATATTCGGCATTCCGGGACTGGGACTTCTACTTCCGCGGCGCGTGCTTGTTGTTGGGCTTGAGAAGGGTGAGATTCCCGAGCAACACGAATTGTCTTGGATATGATGCGGTTTGTAGATGAGGACGACGACGACGACGACGACGACGACGACGACGATGGGTTGGTGGATGACATATTGTTTTCACTTGATTCTTTTGATTCTTCTTTCTTTTTGTCTACATTTGTTATTTCATTAATATTCATTTCAATTTTACGGGCATTCATAGCTACAGGGATGTATATGGATGTATATGGATGTATAATTATTACAAATATTTTTTCCACATTTCGTTTACGTGACTTGCTAGATATTGTTCGAGTATTTTGTTGTTTGTATTTGTATTTGTGTCTGTATCGTTTGCTAAATATAAAGGAAGCCATCGGTGTGTAATGTGTGAAAATTGGGTCATGTGGAATACTTCTGCAGAATTGACTGCATAACTGCGTTGTAATAATGCAAACATTATTCCGCTGTTTGTTTTATTTTATATTATAATATATGATTTATATGACTTTGATTTTATATTGTTTTTTTGTAAAAAAATATACCGATTATCTATAGTTTCTCTGTGATGTGTTTTCATTATATATACTATTAATTTGTTATGCTAGTATATATAATAATATAAGTTACATTTATAAATAAGTATTATATTTTAAGAACTATAAAACTTAATCCTGCGATTATAAACCACATGAGGTGCAAGATTCCATTCTGCGGCAGGATCCTTAGCGGATGGAGCATCAAGACCATTATAGTTATTAAAGTCTATAACAACTCTTTTAACGTTTTTAAACCTACCATTTGCGGATGTAACCTGATACTCTAATGTTCCGCTGGACATTAAAGTGTCGTATAAACCTTGATGCATACAATTAATATGATCATTCTCAATATTAATATTAAATATCTGAGTTCTATACTTTTTGGTTATTCCCGATAATGGAGTTTCTACGCTAGGTGGATCTATTATTCTTGTATTGAAAATAAGATATGCCTGATCAAGAGGGAGAAATGTATTTGTCGTTTTATTTCTTTCTAATATTGCTCTTACTGTAGTTCGATGACTTCCATTCGAACTTGTACTTGACATAGTATAATCAACGGAGTTACCGGACGGATTTCCGGATGCATCAAAACCTTGATAGTATAAAGTTTTCATTATATATATATAATATATAATAAATCCGGTTATTATTTTCCTAAAGTATTTATTATAAGTTAAAACTATAGTAAAAAATAAATCCGGTTATTATTTTCCTAAAGTATTTATTATAAGTTAAAACTATAGTAAAAAATAAATACTTATTTCACTATCCTAATATGAATCCATACTTGTTTCGCTTTCCGAAGACGCATCCGTGTGTAATTCGCTATCCGAAGACGCATCCGTGTGTAATTCGCTTTCCGAAGACGCATACGCGCTTGCTCCGCTTTCCGAAGACGCATCCGTGTGTAATTCGCTTTCCGAAG